AGTCCGAAAGGACGAATATCCGGATTTTGAAGCTCCTGTATTGGAGACGGGTAAATATGAAGGTGTATTTGGAGTTGGCGGATTGCTTTTAGCTAGAATTCCGCAAGAAACAGTGGACGAAAGAACGGCTTACTTTGCATCAAAACATGCAGATCAGGTCGAAGCTGTAGAAACGGATATTTTACGCGAAAATGCACATTCCACGATGCGAATTGACAAACCTGACCGTCAATCTCGTGTTACTTTTGGTGGTTCTCGTAAGTAAGGTTTTAGGAGACTAATATGGCTAATCAGGAAACCGCTTACGGTCTGCGTCCAATAGGACTAACAGGCAGTGCCGCAAATTCTACAGGTGTGACGAAGTATGAAATTGCTTCTGACAACACTAATGCCATTTATCAATACAGCTTAGTGATCCCTCTCGCCGCTGGCGTGATTGATCAAGCTGGGGACACTGCGGGCGGTACTACCGCTGCGCTGGGTGTCTTGATGGGCGTAGAGTATGTGGACTCTTCCTCAAAGAAGACCGTATTCAAAAATTACTGGCCCGGATCTAACAACGCAAGCGTTGACACGAATCATCCTGTCAAGGCACTTGTTGCTGATAATCCGATGCAAACTTTCCAAGTTGCAAGCGATGCGTCTTTGACGGATCGTTCTACAGCACTTGCTGCTGTTTTTGCTAACGCAAGTTTGGGAACGTCTGCACGAACGGGCTCAACTGACACTGGTCGATCTAATTCGGCGTTGGGTGTATCTACTATTGCAACCACGGCTACTTTGCCGCTTAAAATCATGGGTATTGTCGATGACGATGCTAACAGTGATTTTACTGCTGCAGGTATTCCTTTGATTGTAAGAATAAATGCACACTACAACTCACCGAACGCACGATTCGACTCTCAAACCACTGCCACAACAACCGGCATATAAGTTAGGAGGTAATCATGGCTATTACTCGCGCACAATTGGCGAAGGAGCTTGAACCCGGCTTAAATGCTTTGTTCGGGCTGGAATATGATCGTTATGACAACGAGAGTGCTGAGATTTTCGAAGAGGAATCTTCTGATCGAGCATTTGAAGAAGAAGTCATGCTTTCAGGGTTTGGTACTGCTCCAGTAAAAGCAGAAGGTAACGCAATTTCTTTTGATGACGCGCAGGAAACATATACTGCTCGATACACTCACGAGACAATTGCTCTTGCTTTCTCGATTACTGAAGAAGCTATCGAAGATAATTTGTATGACCGTCTTGCTTCTAGGTATACACGTGCTCTTGCGCGTTCTATGTCTCAGACCAAGCAAGTACGTGCTGCAACTGTGTTGAACAACGCCTTTACGGCGGGTGCTTCTGCCATCGGAGATGGTGCTGCGCTTTGTTCTTCCTCTCACCCTTCTTTATCAGGTAACCAACGCAATCTACTCAGCACTGCTGCGGATCTTAACGAGACTTCGCTTGAGCAGATGTTGATTGACATTGCTGGTCTTACTGACGAAAGAGGGCTGAAAATTGCGGTTCGAGGAATGAAACTAATTATTCCTAAAGAGCTTCAATTCATTGCAGAAAGAGTATTGAACTCCAATCTGCGACCCGGAACGGCGGATAATGATATTAACGCCAACAAGTCAATGGGTATGCTACCTGACGGTGCAGTAGTTAATCACTTCCTTACGGATACTGATGCTTTCTTCATCAAGACGGATGCGCCTAACGGCTTCAAGTTGTTCCAAAGAACTCCAATTAAAACAGCTATGGAAGGTGACTTTGACACCGGAAATATGCGTTTCAAGGCACGAGAAAGGTACTCTTTTGGGGTGTCTGATTGGAGGGCCGTGTTCGGAACTCCGGGCGCATAAAGTAAACTTTGTTTACTATGGAAAGGGCGCATGTCGCCCTTTCTTTTTGCCCGTTTAAAAGGTATTCTTCAATGATCCTGACAGTCTCATGGGGAGACTGACACTAGCCACGACAGGAGAAACACATGGCTACCCATTTTACTGGTCCTATTCTGTTTGCCGGAAAAGACGGCAATCGCAAATGGTTTGAAAACCTACCTATCGATAAAAACCCAGATTACGTTGTCTACATGGACGATTTTACTGGGGTTGCTTTGGACAACACAAACGACTGGACTGTTGTCAAAGACAGCAGTGCTACCGCTGCTTTAGGCGCAGACGCTGAAAGTGGTACGTTAGTACTTACCTCACAAGCAACTACAGATAACGACGGAGCTTCTGTACAGGGCAATGAGATATTTGCATTGTCAACTAGCCGCGACGTTTGGTTTGAAACCAAAATTAAAGTTGGTGATTCAGAAGGCAGCGCGATTGATTTGTGTGTAGGTTTGACTGTGAACTTTGCGACGAATCCAGAGGCTATGCTTACGGCTGCTGATCGTATTGTGTTCCAGGTTGATGATGGTGACACTAACATCGATTGTGTTACGGAAAAAGACGGTACAGCCACTACTACTGATTCTGGAGTAGACATAGCTGACGATACTTACGTGACGTTAGGATTCCATGTGAAAGGTACAGGTTCTGTAGAGTTTTTTGTAAACAGAAATTTAGTTGCTACGCACACGGATAACATACCGGACGATGAAAATCTGGCTATTGGTGCGATGGAACTTTCGGGTTCTGCAACGGGCACGAAATCGGCTACCATCGATTATCTATTTGCTGCACAAAACCGATAAGGGTTGTAAATGGCGACTACAAAAAAACCTACTGAGAAGAAGGCTGCTGCTAAAAAACCTGCGGCTAAGAAGACCACGAAAAAAGCGTCTACTTTGCCCCCTTTGGGCAGCGCGGAGTACAAAGCTATGGTCCTTCGAGGTGAAATCAAGGAGTAACTTATGGCTGATGCAGTAACTTCACAAACTCTTGTAGACGGTCCAAAGTTTGCTGTAATGAAGTTCACTAACATTTCCGATGGAACCGGAGAGTCGGCTGTTACAAAAGTTGACGTTTCTGCATTAGCAGATAGTGCTGACGGAGATACTTGCACAAGCGTGACAGTCGATAGAATCTGGTGGCAATGTATTGGCATGAAAACACAGTTGTTGTTTGATGCTTCTACTGACGTTTTCATGATAGAACTGGGTGAGAACCAAAGCGGCGATCACGACTACAGCAGTTTTGGTGGTCTGACTAACAACGCTGGTAGTGGAAAAACTGGAGATATCAACTTTACTACAGTGGGAGCAAGTGACGGAGACACATACACAATAATTTTGTATATGAGAAAAGGGTTTGATTAATGGCAACCGTTAAAAACGTGAAACGACTTCCCTCTGGCCGACTAGAATATCGTGGCGAAACGTTTTCCGGGTATAACCAACCAAAACGTTCAAAAGGTGGTTCCAAAAAGTCTGTAGTTTTAGCAAAAAAAGGTGACCAAATTAAGATGGTTCGTTTTGGCGACCCTGACATGACCATTAAAAAAAACCAGCCCAAACGTAGGAAGAGTTTTAGAGCCCGCCATAATTGCGATACTGCGAAAGATAAGTTCACGGCGCGTTATTGGTCGTGTGAGGCGTGGTAGATGAATCGCGCCTCTATGCCAAAAGGACTGACCTATTATAGAAAGGGAGGCGGAGCTTCTAAAAAAAGTAAAGGAAGCAAAATTTGTCCTGCTGGAAAGGCGTGGGCAAAACGCACTTTTGATACCTACCCGTCTGCTTATGCAAACATGGCAGCTTCTAAGTATTGCAAAGACCCCAATTACGCAAAAAAATCCAAAAGGAAAAAACGTAATGGGTGAGTTAAAAAAATGGCGTGATCAAAAATGGGTGCGCATTGATAGCAGCGGGAATATTGTTGGTGACTGTGGCACCTCCAAAGACAAAAAAAACCCAGACCGGTGTCTTCCTTTAGCTAAAGCACGTTCGTTAAGTAAGTCAGAACGAGCGGCCACGGCAAAAAAGAAAAAACGAGAAGGGTCAAAAGGTAAAACTGTTGTCAAAAACACGAAAAAAGCAACAGTGAGAAATATGTCTCGTGGCGGCGGTGTACGGCAGGAGATTGCAAAAGGGTGCGGCGCAGTGCTAAACGACCGTCGTAAAGTAACAACGTATACGTGAGGTAGTTATGCCGGGTTCAAGAGTAAACATAGGTAACGCAGCCGTTAGGAAACAAAAAAACAAGAGCGGCACAAAAAAGAAGCGCATGATGAATAAGGGCGGTGCTGTCAAAAAAGGCCAGATGCAAAACAAAAATAGCCCTGTCAAGAAGACCATGATGAATAAGGGCGGTGCTGTCAAAAAAGGCCAGATGATGAACAAAGGCGGCACAAAGAAAAAGCCCATGATGAATAAAGGTGGTGCGGTTAAAAAACTAACGCCATAGCAGTAAATGGCGTATTTACAGTCAAACATCCCGTACTTTAAATGTTGGGTGCGGCGGGAATATACGCACAACCATGAAAAATATCATGGCGAGTTTATTCATGGTATGGCTGTGGCTGTTACAACAATGCCTACTCGTTGCTTGTCCTTTCAAATTATATTTACAGGGGCAGAAGTTGATACAGATGATGAAAACGTACACGGTGGCGCAATGTGGGCTAGAATGCCGATTACCGGTTTAATTGCTGATTCGGACTACGAAGGTTGGCCCGAACCGATGCCTGTTTGGGCAGCCCAACCTTGGGATTGTTCGTCTCATAACCACTCGGTTTATGTTTTAGATCGAGCTACCCCTTGCCCCTGGATTGCTAAAATAGATGGCGAGTTTTACCCGGCAAAGTACTATTTTACAGTTGATTACGCTGAAAATGAGATAGCCGATGACCCGGCTCAACACAAACAATCGCATGTATTGGAATTGTTAGATGCAGGTAAATGGACGGGTAATATCGTAGCATTGCCGAACAACAGGGTGCGAGTCACACATCCAGCGTGGTTTTCTACTGGCGAAGGCGCTCCTGACTTTAAGCCTTCTCAGCACATCCATTACTCAAAAAGCGAGTTAGATTACACGTTGGACGTTAACAAGGTTTTTGATAATCTTTACTCTCCTGAAAAACCTGTTCGCAAACCGCGCCGTCGCAGGAAGAAAAAATAATGGCTACAAGTGGAAGCAAAGATTTTGAATTGGACGTTGCTGAGTACGTCGAAGAAGCGTTTGAACGTTGCGGTTTAGAAGTTCGAACCGGTTACGATTTAAGAAGCGCCAAACGCTCTCTTAATTTACTGTTTGCGGACTGGGCAAATCGTGGCTTAAATCAATGGACTATTGAAGAGGTATCCATAACTTTAGCTACGGGTATTAGAGATTACCCTGGTGGAACTTTAACAATGACAGTGGGTTCTTCTACTAGTTTTTCTGTGGGAGAAACTCTTACTGGGGGCACTAGCGCAGCAACCGCCAGCGTTACCAGTAAACCTTCTAGCACTACTTTGGCTATTACAATTCCTTCTGGAACGTTTTCCAGCGGAGAAACCATTTCTGGTGGGACCAGCGGTGCGTCAAGCACCTTAGCCGCGGCTGTCGATTTAACGAACGTGCAGTCTACAATAGATATTTTGTCAGCAGTCGTTACCCGAGACAGCACTGATTTTGAAATCCAAAGAGTAAGTCGCTCAAGTTTCCTTAACATTCCAAATAAGTCTCAATCGGGTAGACCAAATCAATTTTTTTTAAACAGGCAGATAACGCCTGTCTTACAAATTTGGCCCGCCCCAGACAACGATACGGATATTGTTAAATTTAACAGGCTAACTAGAATTGACGATGCGGACGCATATACGAACACAGCAGAAGTTCCTTTTAGGTTTTATCCTTGTTTGACTGCAGGTTTAGCGTATTACTTGTCAATGAAACGAAACCCACAACTCATGGGGGCTTTGAAAACTATTTACGAAGAAGAATTACAACGGGCTCTTGACGAAGATAGAGATCGTGCGTCTTTACGCATAAGCCCTTCATACGAAACGTATAGGTCGTAACGATGGGAGCATTTGCTAGAGGAAAATACGCTTACGGAATATCAGACAGGTCTGGTTTCCGTTACAAATTAAATTCGATGAAACGCGAATGGAACGGTTCTTTGGTCGGACCAGATGAGTTCGAACCAAAACAACCTCAGCTGTATCCACCACCAAACGCAGACGACCCGCAAGCTTTACGCAATGCTAGACCTGACCGTGTAGAGCCTACGGTAGTTGTAGTGGGTGTTCCCCTAGTTACCCAAAGCACTTTTATTCCTGTTCGGGGGATTGGTCAAGTTGGAACTGTTACGGTGAGCACAACATGAGTTTTACATACGCAACTTTGAAAACAGCGGTGCAGGATTATTGTGAAACGTCGGAAACCACTTTTGATACGCAACTTCCAACTTTTATAAAAGAGTCGGAAGAACGTATTTTAAAAAACGTAGAGCTTCCGGTATTTAGAAAAAACGTCACAGGCAACGCTACTAACAATAGCACCTATTTATCAACGCCCAGTGATTTTTTAGCGCCGTATAGTCTGGCTGTGATAAAAGATAGCGAGTACTCGTATTTGTTATTCAAGCACGTTTCTTTCGCGCGAGCTTACACCCCTAACGCTTCTACTACAGGTACTCCTAAGTATTATGCGTTGTTTGATGACAACACGTTTATTTTAGCTCCCACTCCAGATAGTGGTTACAGTTTTGAATTGCATTATAAATACCGTCCTGCGTCTTTGACCGCAGGTGCGGACAGCGGTACTACATGGTTGTCAACCAACGCGCCAGATGCGTTGTTGTACGGAACTTTAGTAGAAGCCGCCACTTTTTTGAAAGTTCCTGAAGAAGTTGCTCAATACGAGCAACGTTTTGGTCAGGCTATAGCGGCAATAAAAGATTTGGGTGAGGGTTACGGTGCAAAGGACGAGTACCGTTATGACATCAGTAAAGGAAGATAATGTTTGAAATAGCTGTGAAATCTAACATGGGAGACGTGGTGGTAAAAACAACGGAATATCGTGGTTTGTCACCAGAGGAACTAGCTGAACGAGCAGTTGAACAAATAGTAGGCATATCTTCTTCTGTAGATCCGATTGTTAGGCAACAAGCAGAGGCATTTAAAAGTCGCATTTACCATGTGGTTTTGGGTATTATCAAACAAGCGATTAAAAGCGATAGAACAACGCTTATGAACGAGTTTATTCAGCAGGGTCATCCAGACATTGCTGATATATTAAGGAGACTGTAATGGCGATTACGACAGCAATGTGTACTTCTTTTAAGTCAGAGCTACTTCAGGGAATACACAACTTTCACAACGGGTCTGGTGGGGGAACAACAACTACTACAGGCACTGGCAATACATTTAAGCTTGCCTTGTTTACTAGTAGTGCAACATTGTCTGCATCCACCACTGCTTTTGCAACAACCAACGAGGTGTCGGGAACTGGCTACACTTCGGGTGGGAACACTTTGACCAACGTAGACCCCACCACTTCTGGCACTACAGCACTTACAGATTTTGCTGATACAACATTTTCTAGTAGCTCGATTACTGCGAGAGGAGCGTTAATTTATAATTCTTCCACTACCGCAGGAACCGCTAACAGGGCAGTGTGTGCGTTAGATTTTGGCGCAGACAAGACGTCTACAAGTGGGGACTTTACTATTCAGTTTCCAGCAGCAGATGCTAGTAACGCAATTATTAGGATTGCATAGGATATAACGTGTGGCTGATGTCAAGGTTGCCTTTGAAGGATGGAACTCGTCATCTCATGGATGGGGTGACGGAACGTGGGGTAATGGCGAAGCAGTGCCTGACGCAACGGGCGCGGTTGGCGCAGTCTCGGTTACGGCAGACGCTAATGTCTCAGTTACAGGCGTTGCGGGAACAGGGGCTGTTGGCTCGGTTTCTGTATCCGCTGATGCGAGTGTTAGTGTATCTGGGGTATCAGGCACTGGTACTCTTGGTTCAGTTACGGTCACAGGCGAAGCAAATGTCAGTCCCACGGGCGTTGCTGGTACGGGAACGCTTGGTTCAGTTACGGTCTCGGCTGACGCAAGCACTTCGGTCACTGGTGTGGAAGGCACAGGAGCACTGGGATCGGTTTCGGTCACGGGTACAGCGACAGTCTCTGTCACAGGCGTGGCAGGAACAACAGCAGTCGGAACACCCACAGCCATCACAAGCAATACAATTCCGGTCACAATGGATGCGCTTACTGGATCTATTGGAACGTTGGAATTTGATGGGGATGCGAATGTATTCCCATCAGGAGTGGAAGCGGCTTGTACAACGAGTGGCGTTAATGTTTGGGGGCTTATCGATGATAGCCAAACAGCGAATTGGTCAAGTATTGATGACAGTCAAACACCAGGTTGGTCAGAAATTGATGACAGTCAAACACCTAATTGGAAAGAGGTAGCATAAATGGCAACTTACGTTAATGACCTAAGATTAAAAGAGATCGCCACTGGCGATGAATCGGGAACTTGGGGAAC